GAAGCTCCAGTAGAACCAGAGCCTGCTCCAGTTGAAGCTCCAGTTGAAGCTCCAGTTGAAGCTCCAGTTGAAGCTCCAGTTGAAGCTCCAGTTGAAGCTCCAGTAGAACCAGAGCCTGCTCCAGTTGAAGCTCCAGTTGAAGCTCCAGTTGAAGCTCCAGTAGAACTAGAGCCTGCTCCCGTTGAGGCTCCAGTTACTGTTGTTGATGACTACGTACCGCCTGTTTCAGCAAGTGATTTAGCTGTACAGCAACAAACAGAACAAATAATTGCTGAAAGAGAAGCTGAGGCGCTTGCTGCTCAAGAACGTCTTGAAGCTGAAAGAATAGCTGAAGCAGAACAACAAGCAACTTTTGAGTCTCTTTTTTATGAAGTATCTCCAGGGGTATGGCGAAGAAGAGATTCAGTAGTTGCTCCGGTAGAAGAAGAAGAAGAAGTACAAACACTTGAGCCTGACCAAGATTTAATTGTGGGTGACACGTTTGCTGAAGAAGTACCTGCTCCGGTTGAACCAGAGCCTGCTCCAGTTGTACCAGAGCCTGCTCCAGTTGTACCAGAGCCTGCTCCAGTTGAACCAGAGCCTGCTCCAGTACAACCCAGTGTTATTGCTCAAGTTCTTTTGTCTCCTGAAGAGTTAAGACAGCTTGAATTAAGTAGGGACAGACCTCAAGATCCAACTTTGTTTGATTTACCTATATATAGACCTCCTGTTGTAGACACTACTGTTGATCCTGAAGATACATATATAGATGTTCCTAGAGATGGCGTATTTACTCAGGTTTATGAAGGAGACGTGCCGTTTTTTGAGCCTCCTGTTGATTATCCAGAAATAGACGACACCGTAAAGGTTGACGATGTAGGCTACGAAATAACTGAACCAGAAGTAACTTTTGAAGACCCTGCTGAAGAAGCAGGCGGTGGCGGTGCACCAGCTAGTCCTCAAGGTGGTCAAACACAAACACAACAACCTGTACAACAACCTGTACAACAACCTGTACAACAGCCGACATACCCTCAGTATCCTACTGGGTATCCTCAGTATCCTACTGGGTATCCTCAGTATCCTACTGGGTATCCTCAGTATCCTACTGGGTATCCTCAGTATCCTACTGGGTATCCTCAGTATCCTACTGGGTATCCTCAGTATCCTACTGATTATCCTCATTATCCTGATTATGAGGAACAGAGAAGACAAGAGCAGCTTAGGATTGAAGAACAAAGAGAACAACAATTTATTCTACAGCATCCCTGGATATACAGAGGAGAAGGCGTCTTTGAAAACACTTTGACAGGCCAAGAAACAACAGACCCTGACTACAGAGACATAGAGTACCAAGAAGGAGAAAGGTACAGTATAGGTGACCTTCCCGCTACTGACGTAGCACCTACTGAAATAGAAGAACCTGCTGTTCCTGCAGAAGAAGCTCCTCCAGCAGAAGAAGAAGAAGTTGATATTCTGGATGTGCTAATAGGCTTGCCTACTGACACTACACAAGAAGTTCCTACGGAACCTGTGGTTACGCCTACGGAACCTGTAACTCAAGTACCTGTGGAGACTGCTACTGAGACTGTAACTGAAGTACCTTCAGAAACTGACACTGGTGTAGCTATTAGTGAAACTGATGTTATTGAAGGTGTAGGAGAAGAAGGTACAGGAGAAACAGGGACTGAAGGAGAGGGCATAGGTGACGAAGGAACTGGAGAGGGCGAAGGTGGCGACGGAACCGGAGACGGTGGTGTGCCTCTTAGAACTGGAGGCGGTATGCTTTCACCAAGGGCTTTCCAGGGTTTTACAAGCGGTCTGAGCTATGCGCCACCACAGTTTGTTGAAGTAGCTTATCAGCCAAAAGACTACACTACAGAGCTTAACAGAATAATCAAAGAAAGTTTGTTTCAAGGAATGGTCTAATGACTTACAAAGATTTAGTCAATAATGTACTAAGAAGGCTGCGTGAAACAGAAGTCACTTCGGTGCAGTCTACGGCTTACAGTAAACTTATTGGCGATATTGTTAATGACGCTAAAAATCTTGTAGAAAACTCGTGGGACTGGTCAGCACTTAGGACTACGCTTACGATTACTACTACAGCTGACGTATTTAACTATTCTCTCACTGGTAGCCAGAACAGCATCAAAGAGTTGAATGTTTTGAACGACACGTCTAACCTTATTATGAGATACCAGACAAACAACTGGTTTGACGAAGCGTACTTAATTTCTGAGCCACGTACAGGCGCACCTGAGTACTACACGTACAACGGTGTTGACGCTGATGGTGATACTCTGGTGGATCTTTACCCTAAGCCTGACGGTGTGTATTCTTTACGTTTTAACTGTGCATTACGCAACCCTGACTTAAGTGCTGACACGGACACTCTAAAGATTCCGTCGATGCCTGTGTTGCATCTTGCTGTTGCTTTAGCTGCACGAGAACGTGGAGAAACTGGTGGTACTTCGACTCAGGAGTACTTTAGTATGGCTAACAAGTATTTGTCCGACGCTATTGCACAGGACGCTGGTAGACACCCAGAAGAAACAATCTTCTATACACCGTAAGGCACACTTGTATGGCACAAGAACTTAAAAGCATTAATCTTGTAGCTCCGGGCTTCAAAGGTATTAATACCGAAGATGCTCCTATGGCTCAAGATCCGTCTTTTGCCGAAGTAGCGGATAACGCTGTAATTGACAAAAGAGGCCGTATTGCTGCTCGTAAAGGACTTAGTGTTTTAACTAATGCGGCTTATGAGTACGTAATAGTTGACAGCACTACTGGTTTTCAAGCAGACGAAACAATTACTGGTGGTACTTCAGCAGCTACTGCTACAATTAAACAGATATACAGTGGCACTGTGTTTCTAATTGAAAACACTCGATCAGGGACTTTTACTGCTTCCGAAACACTCACTGGTAGTGTATCCGCTGCAACTGCTACGTACACTTCAACTAATGTTAGTACTTCTTTAGGATCTTCAGCGCTTAGAAGTATAAAAGAATTTAGAGACGACGCAGGAAATACAAAAATATTTTCAGTCGGCAACAACAAGATCCTCAGTGGTACTACTACTTTAGTTGACGAAAGCCCAGGCAGTTACACTATAACAAGTGACAGATGGAAGATAGTAAACTTTAATGACAAAGCTTACTTTTTTCAACGTGGGTACGAGCCTCTAGTTTATGACAGCACGTCAGAAGCTGTAGCTAAACTTAGCACTGTTTCTGGCGCAGCAGGTGTTACTTCTGCTATGTACGGTAACGAGGTTTTAGCAGCTTATGGGCGTTTGTGGACAGCTGATTTTTCAGCAGACAAGTCCACAGTTTACTGGTCTGATCTTTTGATAGGCCATGACTGGTCTGGCGGTACGTCAGGATCTATTGATGTTTCTAAAGTTTGGCCTGATGGGTACGACGAGATTGTAGCACTGGCTGCACATAACAACCTGTTGATTATCTTTGGCAAAAGAAGCATCGTAGTTTATTCTGGTGCAGATGCTCCGGCTACTATGGTTCTTTCGGACACAGTAGCAGGTGTCGGTTGTGTGGACAGAGACACTGTGCAGTACACAGGTGTTGACGTTTTGTTTTTGTCCCAGACTGGACTTAAGAGTTTCGGCAGGACGATACAAGAGAAGTCAATGCCCATTAGCAGTTTGTCAGGGACAATAACAAAGGACATCATAAATCTTCTAACGTACCCTAGTGAGACTTTTTATTCTGTCTATTACCCAGAAGAAAACTTCTACTTGCTAACTTTTATTACACAAGACATTACTCTTTGTTTTGACGTTAGGGGTACTATTGAAAACGGAGCGTACAGAGTAACACGCTGGCCCGGCACAGGGTTTACTTGTTATGAGCGAAAAGACAATGGGGACTTGCTTATTGGATCTTCAGCTGGCATAGGTACGTACACCGGACACCAGGACAACGGTAGTACCTATCGTTTTAAGTACTTCAGTCCTGATTTAACTTTTGGAGACCCCTCTAAGATTAAGTTCCTAAAGAAAATAAGACCTACTATTGTAGGCGGTAGTAACGCTACTGTTTTTATGAAGTGGACTTATGATTTTGGATCTGCGTACAGTTCTGCTATATTGACCCTTAGCAGTCAAGCAACAGCAGAGTACGGAGTAGACGAGTTCAACGTAGGTCAGTTTTCTGACGGTGAGCTTACTTCTAGAACAGCTGTCAATACTAACGGCAGCGGCGGTACATTGACTATCGGTATGGAAGCCGATATTAATGGAGAACAGTTATCTTTACAAGAAATCAACGTGCTTGCACTGGTAGGTAAAACAATATGAGTAACTATACTAAAACTACTGATTTTGCTGCTAAGGATAGTTTACCTTCTGGTGACAGCGGCAAGATTATTAAAGGAACTGAGTTTGAAACTGAGTTTGACGACATTGCAACAGCGATTGCAACTAAAGCAGACTTAGCAAGTCCTACGTTTACTGGGACTGTGACAATCCCTGCGCTAACCTTTAGTGGTACGCTGGCAACAGGGACCATTAACGGAGGAACTTACTAATGGCTTTTAGTCTTACAGATTTTTTAGCATCCATAGGCGGTAAAGAAGGCACTGCTGCCCAAACTGCAGCTGCTTTGGGTCTTGGAACAGCTGGTTTAGCTTTAGCACAGAAAGGTTACGAAGACATTGGTGCAATCGGTGAACGTGCTTATGGTGAGTTTGCTGGTCCAGGAGGTCTTTCGGAAAGACTACAGGGTATGCTGGAGTTTCAACCATATACCGTAACCTCAGCCACTGGTGGTCAGTTCGGTATGACTAGAGACCCAGTTACGGGTCAGATGCAGTACGGTTTACAAACGTCTCCACAAGAACAAGCCCTAGCCGCTGGTTTACAAGCTGGTGCTGCAGGACTACTTCCTACTGCTGCTGCTAGAACTACTGCGTTTGATCCTTTACAAGCAGCTGCTTTACAACAAGCAGGAACCACTTTAGGTGGTGTAGGTACTCAGGACTTGCCAATGGCTCTGCAACGAGCAGGTGTGGGTAGTCTTTTTAGTCAGCAATTAGCAGGTATGGGTGCGCCCACGGGTTTAGAAGGAGTAACACAGACTGCTTTAGCTGGTGGTCAAGCTAGGTTGGCAGGAGCAGCAGCACCACAAGACCTTGCAGCACTTAGGCAACAGTACGCTGGACTTGCAGGACAAGCCGCTGGTGGCCTTATGCAGCCTCTTGCTGATCGTGAACAAGCAGTATACGAAAGAATCAGGGCTGTACAAACGCCGGAAGAAGAAAGACAACGGCTTGCTATGGAACAACGCTTAGCCTCTCAAGGGCGTTTAGGCGTACGTACGGCACAGTTTGGCGGGACTCCGGAACAGTTTGCACTAGCCAGGGCACAGGAAGAAGCACAAAATCAGGCTGCACTTATGGCTATGCAGCAGGCAGGTGCTGAAGAACAACGTGCGTTTCAACAAGCGTTGGGTCTTGCTGGTCAAACAGGGCAGTTAGCTGAGCTAGGCTCTGGTTTAGAGTCACAGGCATTACAAAGAGGCTTAGGTTTAAGTCAGTTGGGTTTAGCTGGTACTCAAGCAGGTGCCGCATTAGAACAACAAAGACTACAACAACTACTTGGTTTACAGCAGGCTGACATAGGTGCTGCCGCAGCACAACAACAGTTACAGCAGGGTAGACTTGGTTTAGCAGGAGGTCTCTTTGACATTTCTAGAACTGCTGCTGGTTTGCCTTCACAGCTACAAGCTGGTGACATCTCTAACTTACAGGCTCTGATGGGCGCTGGTTACGTACCACAGGCTCAGTTGTTGAACGCACTACAGCCCGGCATGACTGCTGCAGAACGCTACAGACAAGCTCTGGCACAGCAAGCAGGAACGTACGGTGAAACGTACGCTACAGGTTTGGAAGCTCTCTTGGCATCAGGACAAGCACAAGCTAACTTAGCGGGTGGTTTCGGTAGTAACATAGCTCAAGCAGCATTAGGCGGCTTGTTTAGCTAAAGGAGAACACATAATGGCTACATTTTCACAAGGATTTTTGTCTAGCTTAGCTCGTCCCCAAATGACCGAAAGCTTATTTGGCTTAGG